TAGAAATAAACGTACCAACAACTTTAAGTGAAATTCCATTAAAAAGCTACCAAGAATTTTTAAAGGTTCAGGAAGGAAGCAATGACGAAGAATTTATAGCGCAAAAAATGATACAAATATTCTGCGGTATAGAATTAAAAGATATTGTAAAAATGAAGTTGACAAGTTTAAACGAATTAATAGTACACTTTAAAAACTTGTTTGAACAAAAGCCGAAATTTCAACCAACGTTTAAAATAGGCACACAAGAATTTGGATTTATAACTAACCTTGAAGAAATAAGTTTTGGCGAATACGTAGACCTTGAAAACAATTTACTGAAGTGGGAAGACTATCACAAAGCAATGGCTGTTATGTACCGACCAATAAAGATGAAGTTCAAGGATAAGTACGAAATAGTTGATTACACACCAATGGAAGAAATGCACGAATTAATGAAGTTCACGCCTGTTGATATAGCAATAAGTTCAAGTGTTTTTTTTTGGAATTTAGGAAGCGAATTATTGACAGCTACGCTTACTTATTTGGAACGGCAGATAAAAACGAACAAGAAGACGGAAACGAGTTTAGCGAACAAGCTCAATTTGGAAAACAATGGGGTTGGTATCAATCAATTTATGCACTCGCTCAAGGAGACATTACAAGATTTGACACAGTCACCAGCTATCGACTTACTCAATGTCTCACCTATCTTACCTTCGAAAAGCAAAAGCAAGAAATTGAACAACGCCAACTTAATAAACTAAAACGATGACAGGTTATTATAACTTATTAGACAAACTAAAAACACACTTTGACGCAGACGTTATTGTTAACACGGTAACACAAGGAGATATATTTAAAGTTGATTTAAGCAAACAAACAATATTTCCTTTATTACATATTATGGTAAATAACTGCACGTTAGACGAACGCACAACAACTTGGAATATTAGTTTAATAGCAATGGATGTTGTAGACTTATCCAAGAGCGCAACAACAAATATATTTTTAGGCAACGACAACGAAATTGACGTACTCAATACACAACACGCAGTATTAAATAGAGCGTATGAAATAATAAAACACGGAAGTTTAGCATACGATTTATTTATGGTTGAAGGCACGGCAAGTTTAGAACCATTTACAGAACGGTTTGAAAATTATATGGCAGGTTGGACTATGACTTTTGACGTAGTAACACCAAACGAAATGACTATTTGTTAAGATGAAACAATCGGAAGTACAAAAAGAACTTGAAAGGTTTCGTGATTACGTAATAAAAGAAGCACGAAAGAATTTAACACGAAATCAAAAGAACGTTTCTAAAGGACTTTATCAAAGTTTAAAGGGAAATGTAAAGGCAATGCCTAATTCGTTAAGTATGGACTTTGAAATGAATCAATACGGGCAATTTCAAGACAAAGGAGTTAAGGGTGCAAACCCGAGTTTAGTAAAAAACGGAAAACAAAAAGCTCCGAATAGTCCATTTAGTTTTAAAAGTAAAATGCCACCTGTTGAACCTTTGAGTAGATGGGCGCAAAAAAAGAATATAAGATTTAGAAACGCAGACGGAACATTTGCAAAAGGCGGTTATAAGACTTTGGGTTTTTGGTTACAGAAAAGAATATTTGCACAAGGAATAAAACCGAGTTTGTTTTTTACTAAACCATTTGAAAGCGCATTTAAAAGATTGCCTGAAGAACTTGTAGAAAAGTTTGGGTTGGATGCAATGAATTTATTTAAAGACACACAATTTAAAAACGAAAAGAAATAATGGCTAATATATTTACACGGTCTCCGTATATAATTAGGATTGCAGAAGCAACACAAAACGGCTCAAAGGTAGAATTGTTTATAAGCAACACAACAACTTTTACAGGAACACCACAATACACGTTAAGTAAATTAATACCGGCTTCTAACAACATAGAAACACTTTACGACATAAGTTCTTACATACAAGAATACATAAGTCACGTTGCTTGTTCTACAAGTGGAGATTCACAAGTAATTACACCATTAAACCAATACGCAAACGTAAGGGTTAAAAGATATAAGTTAGTAGGTTCTACTTATACGCCATTAGACACAACTGATTACAAAGCGTTTAATGGTTACGGGTATTATGAAAACAATGTAAACTATGATTTAGGCGATTACGGACTTGATATATCTAATTACTATTATTTACCTACGCAATACGCTGGAAAAATACGAGTAAATGTCGGAGCAAATTTTACAGCACGATATACAAGTTTTGATTCAACACCTTCAATAACAAATTTAGTTCTTGGAGCAACAGCAAACGTCTTTGACATTCCACGAGTAAGAACTGCAAACGTAAACGTTGGTAACAAAGTAGAAATTTTAAACGCAGCTTCAGCAGTTCAAGCAACTTGGTATTTTTATCCTTTAGAAGAATGTAAATACACACCTGTTATAATTGACTTTGTAAATAGATACGGAGCTTGGCAACGTGAGTTTTTCTTTAAGGCAAGTAACGACACCTTCAGCGTTGAAAACACGGAATACAATTTGATGCAAACATTTACCACAACATCAGGCGTAACTACTTACAACGCTTTAGAAGGACAAAGAGAAACATTTAACACTAACGGCAAAAAAAGTATTAAAGTTAACACAGGTTGGGTTTACGAAAATTGGAAGGAAGTTTTAAAACAAATAATGTTAAGCGAACGAATTCTAATAGATAACAAACCTGCAAAGATTAATACTAAAAGCACGGAGTTGTTTAAGAGTATAAACACGAAGCAAATTAATTATACTTTAGACTTTGAGTTTACATACGATGTTATTAATTCAGTTATCTGATGAAAAGGCAAGTAGCAATATTTATAGAAACAGCTTTAGCGCAAACCGAGTTAAATTTTTCACGTTTAGAATTATTCAACGATGAAAAAATTACCGTAAGTTCGACAATACAAAATATTTCAGATATAAGTAAAATCTTTACAGACTTTTCGCAAGGTTTTACTATTCCTTGTTCACCGATAAACAACGCAATATTTCAGCACTTTTACCAAAACGACGTAAACGCAACTATTGACTATCAAAACCGATACAACGCATATATAGAAGTTGATACGGTTTTATTTAGGCGTGGAAAAATACAACTTGAAAAAGCAAATTTAAAAAATGGAAAGCCGGATAGTTATTCAGTAACATTTTACGGAGCAGGAGTTTCTTTAAAAGACTATTTTAATGAAGACAAATTAAGTCAATTAGATTATACAACGTTAGACCACAACTACACAAACACGGAAGTTTATAACCGAGTAACAATAGACAGTTCAGTAACCGATTATAATGTTCGTTACCCATTAATAACTTCTAATAGAGTTTGGCAATTTGGTTCAAGTGTTCCTTTACCTACTGCAAACGTTCCAAATTGGTATGACAATACTCCAAACAACGATAACAATTTAAACCACGTAAACGGCGAAATAGTTTTTACCGAGTTATTTCCTGCGGTTAGAGTTGCAAGTATTTTTGATTTAATTGAAAGTAAATACGGAATAACATTTAACGGTCTTTTTTTAACTTCAGATTTATTTAAAAAAGCATTTTTATGGTTTAAAAATAAAAGCATTTTTGGTAATTTTCCTGTAGTAGATTTAGACTTATTAAGCGTTAGCGGTACTTTGTCAAGTGCTTTTGATATAACAACAAATACATTTACACCATTAGAAGTAGAAACAACAAGCACAGTAAGTCACGGTTTAGATTTAACAGTTACAAGTTTAAGCCCAAGTCCAAGTGAATATGTAATTGATATGTACAAAAATAATGTTTTTGTTGCTTGTATTGGAGGCGATACAGCTTCAGATGTTCAAAATTTTCCATTTGAAATTGATAACGACGGAATTTATACGTTTAAAATTAGGGGTTATACAATTCCACTTGTTCCGTTTACAATAAACATTAGCATACTTTATAGAAGATTATATTACAATACAAGTACGTCTTCAATAGTAACTGAAACAGCAACAGCGACATCAACAGCAACTACAGTTAATTTAACAAATTTACAAGGTGCTGCTACCGATATGAAAATTTCTGATTTTGTTTCTGGAATATGCAAAGAGTTTAATTTAACTGTTTACTCAAACACGAAGAACGTATTTACATTTGACCCGTTACCGTATTGGTATAGCAAAGGCGCAATAGTTGATATAACACAATACACCGACATAACAAGCATTGAAATTGAACGAATGAAACTTTATAAGTCTATTGAGTTTAAATATCAAGATAGCGAATGTATGTTAAATAAATACTTTTTAGAAAGTCCATTAAACGCAGACGCACACGGCTACGGAAACACGAAAATAGGTTGGAACTATGACGGTGGAGAATACAAAATAGAAAGTCCATTTGAAAACTTACTACATAATAATTTCGGTAACAATTTACAAGTAGGTTATTGCCTAAACAAAGAGTTAGCGCCTTATATTCCGAAACCTGTTTTGTTGTATATGAATACATTAACAACTTTGACAGCAGGAGACAAAATACATTGGGGCGGTGGATTACCAAACATAGCGCAATACGTTCCATTTGGACAAGATGCCGAAGTATTATTTGAAACAGGTTTAATTCCTTTGTCGTTAAACTTTGGTGAAGAAATTTCAAGCTTCTATTTAGTAAACAACCCAAACACACTTTACGCTTTATATTACAAAAGTTATTTAGTTAATTTATACAACCCAAAAAATAGACTTGTAAAAGTTAAAAGTATTTTACCTGTTTCTTTATTAACAGGACTTCAGTTAAATGATAGGTTAATAATAAGAGACAAACGTTATTTAATTAATGAAATGCAAAGCGATTTAACAACAGGTGAAGTTAATTTTACTTTGATTAATGACTTTGCAGAAGTAAAACCAATTAGAATTGTTGACACACCTACAGGAACAGGAAACACTTTACGTTTTGCTATCTTATATACAAATGGCGCAAACGATGTAAGTATTTCAAAAAGCGGTAACGCAAGTAACGTTACTTTGTCAAACGCTAAATTTACAGCTGAAGGTTATTTAGACGTAACCGTACCAATTAACGTAGCACGTACAATTACTTTAACTTTAACCACAACATACAATAACGGAACACAAGACTTAAACTATATTATAATAGACCAAAAATGATAAACAAAATAATTGAAATGCTTTTATTAAGTGACTTTTACGGAGAAAGCGAAAACATAGACATAGCAAAGGGTAAATATAAATTTACTACTTCCATTAAAGAACAATGGAAACAAGCACAACGAAAAAGGTTAATAGAAAAAAAACTAAATAATAATGGCTGAAAAAAAAGTAATTGAATTAGAAGTAAGTTCTAATTTAGGCAATTTAAAACAACAACTTAAACAAGCACAAGTTGAAGTTCAAACTTTGGCGGATAAGTTTGGCGCAACTTCAGCACAGGCAGTTGAAGCGGCAAAAAAAGCGGCTATATTAAAAGACAAAATAAGTGACGCAAAAGCGTTGACTGATGCGTTTAACCCAGATGCAAAGTTTAAAGCGTTGAGCGGTTCGCTTACAGGCGTTGCAGGTGGTTTTTCTGTTGTTACAGGAGCAATGGCTGCGTTCGGAAAACAAAACGAAGACGTAGAAAAAGCATTGTTAAAAGTTCAAGGAGCAATGGCTTTAGCTTCAGGCGCACAAGCAATTGGTGAAAGCATAGATAGTTTTAAACAACTTGGAGCGGTAATAAAAGCAAATACAGTATTTCAAAAAATAATGACTGCGGCTCAATATGCTTATAATTTAGCAATGTCATTAAATCCTATTGGAGCAATTATAGCGGCAACTATTGCTTTAATAGCAGTTGGTTACAAGTTGATTACAATGTTTCAAGCAAGCGAACAAGCAAACGCTAAAAATGAAGCGGCAATTAAAAAGAATGATGCTGCATTAAAGCAACAAATAAAAACAAGTGAAAAAGCAAGTGAAGCATTAAAAACAAAAAACGGACACGAATACGAAATGGCGAAAGCTTCAGGTGCAAGTTCAGAGTCATTAAGAAAATTAGCATTAAAACACGCAGAAGCACAAATCGCTTTAGAAAAATCAACTTTAGCAACTGCAAAAGATACTTACGAAAAGAATAAAAATACTTTAGCCAATTTAATTAATAGTGGTGCAACTGAAGAGCAAATAACAAAGCAAAGAGAACTAACAACTGAAGCGCGAAAGGCTGTAACAGAAGAACGCAAAGAATTACAAACAGCGATTAAAGAAAAAACGGACATTATAAGAAAAAACGCTGTTGAAGTTAGACAAGAATTAACCGACAACAATAGTAAAATAAAGGACGCAAACAAAGCGCACAACGAAGCAATTAAACAACAAAACGAAGAAGCTGCTAAAACTGAATTAGAACGTGTTAAAACATTAAATGAAAATATTGCAAGTTTAAACGAAGAAATACGAGTTAGTAATTTAACAGACCAAGAAAAAGAAGTTGACGCAATAAATAAAAAATATACTAAACTAATTGAAGAAGGTAAAAAAGCCAAAATTGATGTTGCATTATTAGAAGAAGAAAAGCGTTTAGGTTTAGCAGCAATAAACAAAAAATATGACGATTCAGAATCAAATACAAGATTAACAAATTCTCAAAATATTATTTCTGAAATGGTAGCGGCAGGAACTAAAAGACTTGAAGGTGAAAAATTAATTAGCGAAAAATCAATAGAAATAACAAAGGCAGAAACTGAACAAAAAATAGCTATTCAACAACAAGCTTTAGATGTAGCTTCGCAAGGTGTTGGACTTATTAAGGGTTTATTTGAAAAATCAAAAGGAGTTCAAAAAGCTGCGGTTATAGCTGAAAGTGCAATTGGTATTGCAAAAATGATTATATCAAATAAATTAGCAAACGCAGGTGCATTAGCAACACCACAAGCAATTGCTTCAAGTGGGGTTTCCGCAGTTCCTGTTATAGCATTAAACAACATAAGTACAGGAATAGGAATAGCTGCAAACATAGCGGCAACAGCAAAGGCATTAAAAACATTAGGCGGTGGAAGTGCGCCTTCAGGTAGTGTAGGCGGTGGTGGTGGCGGTGGCGGTGCAACAGCTCCAACAATGAGCGCACCACAATTTAACGTAGTTGGACAAAGTGGCGTTAATCAACTTGCAAGTTTAAACCAACAACCTATACAAGCTTATGTAGTTTCAGGACAAGTAACTTCACAACAGGCGTTAGATAGGAACAGGTTAGCAAACGCAACACTTGGAGGATAAAATACAACAAACAAACAAAAATTTAATTAATATATTATGTATAGAATAGTTGAATTAATCATTGACGAAAAAGACGAAACAAGCGGAATAGACGCAGTTTCAGTTGTTGAAAGTCCAGCAATCGAAAGCGACTTTATAGCACTAAAAAAACACGAAATAGAGTTAAAAGAAGTTGATGCTGAAAAGCGTATTTTAATGGGTGCGGCTTTAATACCTAACAAACAAATTTACCGCAAGAACGACAAGAACGAAGAATACTATATTTATTTTAGTGAAGAAACGGTAAGAAAAGCAAGTGAATTGTTTTTTATGAACAGCAACCAGAACAACGCAACTTTAGAACACAAACAAAAGTTAGACGGAATGAGTGTTGTCGAAAGTTGGATTACAGAAGGAAAAAACGACAAGTCTATGAACTACGGATTTAACTTTCCTAAAGGTACTTGGGTAATTTCTATGAAAGTAAACAACGATGAAATTTGGAACAAAGTAAAACTTGGTGAAGTTAAAGGATTTTCTATTGAAGGTTATTTTGCGGACAAATACGAAATGAGTTTACAAAATGAAGAACAAATTTTAATGGATAAAATCAAAGAAATTATTTTAAATGGCGAAGCAAACTAACGTTAAAGTTCATCTTAAAAAACCGAAAGTTAAACGTGCAGGAGTACACGCAAAAACACGAAATAGCAATTTAAAGTCAAGTAAAAATTATACTAAAACTTATACACGACAAGGACGTTAAGTATAAAAATACAACAAATAATAAACAATTAAATTATATAAATATGAACACACTACAAAACGTTTACAACAAACTTGCTAACAAAACGGAGTTAGCAAAACACGAAATTGAATTGGGTTTAGTTGATGATGTTAAAAAAGTTATAGCTACAGCATTAAATAACAAAAAAGAATTTAAGTTATATGCAGCAGCAGGTCAAACGCATTTAGGTTATATGAAAACATCCGCAGAAACTTGGGGTAAAAATTTAGCTGAAGCACAACGTTTAATTAATAGCTTAACAACAAAAGCAAAAGAATTAGGAATAGCAGTTCCAAATGAAATAACTAATTATGATAAAATAATTAATGAAGGGGTTGCATCAACAATAAAATATATATCTATTATTAATAAAGTAAAAGCAGAATTACCAAAAGAATAAGTAAACAAGCAAAACACGAAATATGAAAACAAGCGTAATTAATCAAATCAAAACACTTTTAGGAATGGAAGTAAAATTGGAAACAATGAAGTTAGCAGATGGAATAACAATTTTTGAAGCAGACGCTTTTGAAATGGATAAAGAAGTTTTTATTGTAACGGAAGACGGACAAAAAATACCTGTTCCGATTGGAGAATATGAGTTAGAAGACGGACGTATTTTAGTTGTAGAAGTTGAAGGAATTATAATGGATGTTAAAGAAGCTCCAACAACTGAAGAAGTTGCACCTGAAGACGAAGTTGCTCCAGAAGTTCCTGTTGCAGCAGAAGCAGTAACACCAAGCGCAAAGAAGACAATTGAAAGCGTAGTTAAAGAAACGTTCTTTGCAGAAATAGAAAAATTAACACAAGAAAATATAGAGTTAAAAGCACAATTAGAAATGTTGTCTAAAGTTGACGAAGTTACAAACGAAGTAACCGAACTTTCAGACATCACGCCAATTTCATTTAACCCTGAAAACACGAATGAAGTTGAACACTTCCAATACGCAAGTAAAAGACCACGTTCAATTATGGATTCAATTTTAGAAAAAATAAACAAATAAATATTAACAATTTTAAAATAAAAAAAAATGAGTGGAACTTTAATTTCAATATCAAATGACGATTTACGTCAAGTATTACAAACACAAGTAATTAGTTCAGCAACTACTTTAAGCGCAGCGGATTCTGGAAAACTTTTTTATTTGAATGCAGCAGCAGGGGCACAAATTACACTTCCTGCGGTAGCAACTTCAGCGGGTTTAAATTTCCGTTTTTCAGTACAAGCATTATTTGCAACTACAGCTTGGACAATTGTAGCAGCAACAAACGTTATTCAAGGTGGAGCAATTGTTAATTCAGTTAATGTACCTTCAGCGAATAGAAACACAATTACTTTTGCACACGCTGCTGACACAATTGGCGATTTTGTAGCATTAAATTGTGACGGCGTTAATTGGTATGTTTCAGGAGTAGGAACAACAGCAGCTGCAATTACATTTACAACAGTTTAATCTTTAAAAATTTATATAATGAAAAACATTAATTTAAGTACAACAACATCAATTACCACAACTTACGAAGGTCAGTTTGCGGGTAAATATTTGGCAGCAGCATTATTAAGCGCACCAACACTTGAGCAAGGCGGAGTAACTATACTTCCAAACATTACTTACAAACAAGTTATGCAAAAAGTTGCAACAGGTGACATCGTTGCAAACGCAACGTGTGATTTTACACCAACATCAACTATTACACTTACCGAAAGAGTATTAACAACAGAAGAGTTTCAAGTAAATTTACAACTTTGCAAGTCAGACTTGGCACAATCTTGGCAATCGGCTGAAATGGGTTATTCATCGTTTAAAACGTTGCCAAAATCTTTTTCAGACTTTTTAATTGCACACGTAGCAGCTAAAGTTGCAGCTAAAATTGAAACTACAATTTGGAACGGAACAAACGCAACAGCAGGAGAATTTGCAGGTTTTAAAACTTTGATGTTAGCAGACGCAGACGTTATTGACGTATCTTCACCATTGACAACAACTTTAGATGCAACAACTGTAATTGGCGAAATTGGAAGAACAGTAGATGCTATTCCAGCAGCACTTTACGGAAACGAAAATTTAAGAATTTATGTTTCACAAAAGATTGCTAAATTGTACGTTCGTGCTTTGGGTGGTTTTGTTTCAAATGTTGGCTCAAACGGAACAAACGCACTAGGAACACAATGGTACACAAACGGAAGTTTATCTTACGACGGTATTCCAATCTTTATGGCTAACGGACTTGGTGCAAACAATATGGTTGCAACAACAGTAGATAACCTTTATTTTGGTTGCGGACTTTTAAATGACAATTCACTTGTTAAAGTAATTGATATGGCTGATATAGACGGTTCTCAAAATGTTCGTGTAATTATGCGTTACAACGGAGCGGTTCAATATGGTATCGGTTCAGACGTAGTTCTTTACGGAGTATAATATTAAATAAAAAGCGTAGGCAACTGCGCTTTATTTTATTCATAATTTAAAAACAAAACAAAATGGCTTGTTTATTAACACACGGTAGAGCTGAAGTTTGTAAAGAATTTGTAGGCGGTATAAAGTCAATTTACTTTATTAAATACGGAGATTTAGGTGCAATTACTTACGGAACTGTTGATACTGATAATTCAGATAGAATAGCGACTATTGCTGGAACTATGAGTTTGTATAAGTACGACTTAAAAGGTGCAAATTCTTTTGAACAAACAATTACAAGTTCAAGAGAAAACGGAACAACTTTTGCAGAACAAACTTTAACTTTTACAATTAAAGGTTTAGATGCAACAACTACAAAACAAATGAAATTACTTGCTTGGGGTCGTCCACACGTAATAATTAGAACAAACGCAGGAAATTTCTTTTTAGCAGGTTTAGAACACGGAATGGATGTTACCACAGCACTTGTTTCTAACGGTACTGCAATGGGTGATTTAAACGGTTATACTTTGACACTTGTAGGAACAGAAGTAATTCCTGCAAATCATTTAAACGTTGCTTCACCTTTTGCTGATTCAGATTTAGTAGGTTCAGGAAAAGTATTTACAGGTTTGACAACTGCAAATATTATTACTTCTTAAAACTTAAAAAATTATTTTTAAAGCCGTTCGAAAGTTCGGCTTTTTTTTTGTCTTAAAAAAAGAACAAAAACACGAATATTTAATTATACTAATATGATAGTATTAACACCTTCTACATCACCGCAGACATTTAGTTTTATTCCAAGAGACAATACGTTTAATGTTATGGAACTAACAGACGAACAAACAAACGTAACAACACCTGTAGCGATTACTTCAAGTACAACAGGAGACTATATAAACACGATTACAGCAACTTTTGGTTTAGTAGAAGGACATTTTTACAATTTAGTTTTAAGAGTAGGTACAACCATTATATATAAAGACCGTGTTTTTTGCACGGCACAAAGTTTAGTTACGTTTTCGGTTAACAACAATCAATATGTAAGTAATGCAACAACAAATGATTTTATAGTATATGAATAATTTACACGTTTTAAATTTGTCGGCTTATACGTCACCTGTAGTATCGGAAACTAACCGAGAAAATTGGGTTGACTTTTTAACTGAAGACGGAGCGCAATACTTTCAATTTTTAATTGAGAGATACAGCAATTCAACAACGAATAACGCTATTATAAACAACGTAGCGCGATTAATATACGGAAAAGGACTTTCAGCACTTGACGCTAATAAAAAGCCGAACGAGTACGCGCAAATGATGTCTTTATTTCACAAAGAAGACGTTAGAAAAATGGTTCTTGATAGAAAAATGTTTGGACAATTTGCTATTCAAGTACACTACAACGACAAACACGACAAAATATTAAAAGCATATCATATACCTGTTAATCTTTTACGAGCTGAAAAATGCGACAAAGACGGAAACATAACAGGTTACTACTATTCGGACAATTGGGACGATACTAAAAAGTTTGCACCAATTAGATTTAACGCTTTTGGTTATGGAAAAGAAAAAATAGAAATATTATTTTCCAAACCTTATTCGGTTGGAATGAAATATTACGCATATCCTGACTATCAAGGTGCAGTACCTTATACACTTTTAGAAGAAGAAATTGCAGACTACTTAATTAACGAAGTACAAAACGGATTTAGCGGAACTAAAGTTGTAAACTTTAATAACGGTGTTCCAACAGACGAACAACAAAGTATTATTTCAAGCAAAGTTTTAAGCAAGTTAACAGGAAGTCGCGGACAAAAAGTAATTGTAGCTTTTAACAACAACGCTGAAAGTAAAACAACAGTTGAAGATATTCCGTTAAACGATGCTCCAGAACACTACACATATTTAAGCGAAGAATGTTTACGCAAAATAATGTTAGGACACAACATAACTTCACCTTTATTATTTGGAGTTGCTTCAACAAATGGCTTTTCAAGTAACGCAGACGAATTAAAAAATTCAAGTATTCTTTTTGACAATATGGTTATTAGACCATTTCAAGAAGAATTATTAGATGCGTTCGATAGTATTTTAGCATACAACGGAGTTGCTTTAAAGTTATTCTTTAAGACTTTACAACCTTTAGAGTTTACGGACTTGGAAAACACGCAAAACGCAGAACAAGTTGCTGAAGAAACAGGAACAGAATTAAGCGCACACACAAACCCGTTAATTGATTTAGGCGAAGAACCACAAGACAATTGGATATTAATAGACGAAAAAGAAGTTGACTACAATACAGACGACGAAGAAAACGAGTTGTTAAGTAAAGAACCAAAGCAAAGTTTATTAAGCAAAATTGTAAACTTGGTTAGTACAGGAGACGCAAGACCAAACATAACAAGTAGGCAAGACAAAACTATTGACGGAGTAAAATTTGTTGTTCGTTATAAATACGAAGGCGAAGTAACGGACAATCCAAGAGAGTTTTGTACACAAATGGTAAAAGCAAACAAGATTTACCGTAAAGAAGATATTTTAAATATGAGTACACAAATTGTTAACGCAGGTTGGGGTCCTAAAGGAACAGACTACTATTCTATTTGGTTGTATAAAGGCGGTGGAAATTGTCACCACCGTTGGAACAAACAAGTTTATGCAGTATTTGAAGGAACAGGTTTAAACATAACCGCAAACACGAAAAAATTAGCACAAGCAAAAGCCGCTAAATTTGGCTATGTAGTTACTAATCCAAGTTTAGTTGCAACACGTCCAATAGACATACCAAACACACACGGTTTTTTACCTTCTAACAAACGTTTTCAATAATGGCAGAAGCACTTTTAGTTACACGACAAGACATAGTTAAATTTACTTCGTTAAACGGAAACGTTGACACGGACAATTTTATACAATATATTAAAATCGCACAAGATACAGACTTGCAAAATTACACGGGTACGAAGCTCCTAAACAAGATAAAAGCGGACATCATAGCAAATACATTAACAGGTAATTATTTAACGCTTACAACGACTTATTTAAAGCCAATGCTTATTCATTTAGCAATGAAGTATTATTTGCCGTTCGCAGCTTACACGATTTCAAACAAAGGAGTTTACAAACACAATTCCGAAAATTCAACGAGTGTAGAAAAAAGCGAAATAGATTTTTTAATTGAAAAGGAAACACAAATAGCACAACACTACACACAACGTTTTATTGACTACATAAGTAATAACAATGATTTGTTTCCTGAATACAACACAAATTCAAATAGCGATATGTTTCCAGACACAAATAATAATTATATAGGATGGTATATTTAAGAACATACAAACCAAAGGAAGTTAATATCGTAAAGTTAAAGACTTACTTAAACAAAATAAAAAATGGGAAGTAGTTGGGGTTCTTTACCTTCAAGAACAAGTCCAAAAGGTGGTCAACGTGGTTGCTTATGTAAAGACGGAAAAAGCTACTCAACAAAGTGTTGTGACGGAAGTTTACACGCACAAGGAATAGGTCTTATATACGAAAATATTCCATATAGAATAACAGAAATAAACGACGTAAGAATAACAGAAAATAACGATAATAGAGCAATAGAATAAAAAAAATAAAATGGCAGATAAAAAAATTAGTCAATTAACAGCAAAAGGTTCAGCAATAGCTTCTACTGATTTAATAGAAATTAGTGAAAGCAATGGAGCAGGTGGTTATGTAACAAAATCGGTTACAGGTGCAAATATTTTAAATTCAAAGCAAGACACTTTAATAAGTGGCACTAATATTAATAGTATTAATAATAATTCTATATTAGGTTTTGGTAATATTGACTTACAAGAGACTTTAGTAAGTGGCACTAATATTACAACTATTAATAGTGCTTCTATATTAAATTCTGGTAATGTAAATTTACAAACCCCATTAGTAAGTGGTACAAGTATTAAGACAATTAATTCTGCTACAATTTTAGGCAGTGGAAACATAGCTGTACAAGACACTTTAGTAAGTGGCACTAACATAAAGACAATTAATTCTGCTACAATTTTAAGTAGTGGTAACTTATCACTACAAGATACTTTAGTAAGTGGCACTAACATAAAAAGTATTAATACTAATACTTTAGTTGGCAGTGGAGATTTATCACTACCTATTGGAGTGCATATATTAACTAAGCCTGTTTCAGGTAGGACATATAGTGTGCGTACAAACGGAACAGCGATAGGTTCTAATACATCTACATTAGCAAATACCATTGCACTATATCCGTTTATCCCTGCAAATTCATTAACAATTTCAAAAATTGAGCTTTTAGTAGCAAGTGGTCTTGCTTTATCAAATATTAAAATACTTGTGTATTCTGATTTAAATGGTGTGCCTAATACTAAATTAATAGAAAGTGCAAGTTTAGATTGTAGTGCAGGGGGAGTTAAAACACATAATGTATCTTTTACATTTAATGCAGGAACAGTTTATTGGTTAGGTACTTTTGCAAATTTAGGTGTTACAGTTCAAATATTTAGCGATTCTCAAATGACACCAATATCTACAGGTCACGCTACTGTTCCTTTTACTGCATCTTATTATAGTGTAACTGCAGCTGCAACTTTCCCCACTGCACCAACAACACTTGGAACAGTTACTTTATCACAATCAATAACTACTCTTTGCGTATTAAATTTAACAGCAGCATAATTATGGCACTAATAAGAAATGAAATTTATGATGAAACTGGACTTATAAGAGTTGAGTTTATTGAATTAGAATGTCCTACTCAAGAAGAATTAATTGCTCAAAAAGAAGCACAGCTACTTGCTATGTACGAAGAGTTAAAAGCTTTAAGGGGAGAATAGATGAAAAGTAATTATTTAGCAGGTATATATTTTATAGCGGGTTTTTTAACTTCGTTTTCTTTGATTTGTCAAGGTACAGAACTTTACATTAATTTGGCAGGAGTTACTTTATTTTTTTACTTAACTTTTAGTTTAACGGAAGCACTTGAAGATTTAGGGTTATGAGAATACAATTTTATTTATTACTTTATTCAATTAAAAATTCAGCGTTGAAATTACTATCTATTTGCTTTTCGTTTTTTTTACCTATTAGCGGAATACTTGGACTTTTATTTGCGTTGATATTGTCGGACACAGCCACAGGAATATGGAAAGCAAAACACCAAAAACAAGAAATAACTTCACGCAAACTTTCAGCAATTATCTCTAAATTGTTGCTTTATGAATTATGCGTAATTCTATTTTATTTAATAGACTATTTTATTCTTAACGACATAGTTTTAACCGTGTTTTCCGTGCCTTTAATGTTAACTAAAGTTTTAGCGTTAATTTTAGCAAGTATCGAAATCCAATCAATTGCAGAAAATTGGCGAATCGTCAAAGGTGTAAATTTATGGCAAAGCGCAAAGTTACTTTTTACACGTGCAATAGATATTAAAAACGACATTAATAAATTAAAATGAATTTAAGCGCACACGTTACGTTAGCAGAATTTCAAGATTCATCAACTGCAACAACACACGGAATAAATAATAAAATGAACGAGTCGCAAATTGCGTCCGCAAAACTTTTGTGTGAAAATGTTTTTGAACCTTTAAGAATTCACCTAAACACACCTATTAAAATTAGTTCGGGCTACCGTTCACCACAATTGAATAAAATGATAAAAGGGAGTTTATCAAGCCAACATTGTAAAGCTGAAGCAATGGACTTACAAATCGGTTCTAAAGGGTTTAATTTTATCAAAGACAAATTAGAGTTCGACCAACTTATTTGGGAGTTTGGAAACGATGAAAATCCTTCGTGGGTTCACGTTAGTTATAGTTCAAGAAATAGAAAACAAGTATTAAAAGCAACCAAAAAAAATGGGAAAACTATTTATAGTAATTATTAGCATTTTACTTTATTCGTGTTCGGCTCAATACCATTTGAACAAAGCAATAAAGAAGGGTTTTAAATGCGATGAAACAGGCGATACAATTCGTATTACAACTTTGGATAGTATTCCGGTAATTGTAAACGACACAATAGTTTGGGAAAAGTTTATAAGCACTAAAGACACGGTTATACAATACAAAAATGTTTACGTTCCAAAAACACGAATACAATTAAAACGTGAATACAAAATAAAAATAAAAACTATCTACAAAGACAAGGTAGTTGAAAAAGCACAAGCACGAGCTGAAGGTAAAAAGAACCAACCTAAAGGAAACTTAAACCTTCTTTTTGTAGGTGTTGGAATAGGTTTACTATTATCTTGGCTTTGGAAAAACGGAATTAAATCTGTAATCTAAATATTTATGAAAAACAATAGCGCAAGGTTTCGTCTTAAACAAGATGAGATTGAAGTTTTAATGCAGTATCGTGGAATAAAAGAAGCAACCGATGAAGCTGGAGTTGATGACAAAGACGTTAAACACGGATGGCTAAAAACTAAACAAGCAAGTTTGTTTTTTAAGAACCCAAACTTTAAAGCTGAAGAACTAAACGCAATTCAACAAATAAAAGACGAATGTATAAAAGAAGTAAAAAAATACGCACCAAAATATACTGATACAGCAATAAAATATGATATTGATACAGCAATAAAATATGATATTGATACGGACGGACATTTACTTGTAATTGATATTGCGGACTTACATATCGGAAAATTAGCAACAGCATTTGAAACAGGCGAAGAATATAATTCACAAATTGCCGTTAAACGTGCAAAAGACGGACTACAAGGCATTTTAAACAAAGCAAAAGGGTTTAATATAGACAAAGTATTATTTGTTGCAGGAAACGACATTTTACATACTGATAATAACAAGCGAACCACAAATGCAGGAACACCACAAGACACAGACGGAATGTGGTACGACAATTTTATAATGGCAAAAAATCTATACATTGATTTGTTAGAAAAGTTAATAAGTTTCGCTGAAGTCGAAGTTGTTTACAATCCAAGCAACCACGACTTGACACACGGCTTTTTTTTAATGCAACTAATAGAAGCGCATTTTGCTAATAGTACAATCAAATTTAACGTTAATTTGCTACATCGCAAAGCATTTAAGTACGGAAACAACTTAATCGGAACGACACACGGAGACGGAGCGAAAATTGAACACTTACCTTTATTGTTAGCTACGGAGTTTCCAATTTTATGGAGCGAAACTAAACATCGTTATATTTATTCGCATCACGTACACCACAAAACAAGCAAAGATTTTATTGGAGTAACATTTGAAACGTTACGCAGTCCTTCAGGAACTGATAGTTGGCACCATAAAAACGGATATACAGGCGTTCCAAAAGCGGTTGAAGGATATATACATCACAAAGAATTTGGACAAATTGCACGACTTACGCATATATTTAGTGTTTTATTTCTTTTTTCTTTGTATTTATAATTTGATTCAACTATATTTGCAATTCATAGTTAATAAAAAGAAAAACAGTTATAAGCTCCCCAGCACGTAGCTGTTTTTTTTTGTCCCAAATATTAGCAAAATTTGTGACGAATATCTCCAACATTAAAGACAATAAAGCCAAATAAAGTTTACAAAAACCTACATTATTGTAAGATATGCTTTACATAATAGGCAAAATTCCGATTAATTGTCCCGTTTTTTAATTAATAAATTGGACTTTTTATGGTTATAACCTTAATAATAGCAAAGATTTTAAGGGTTTTACCTGTATAATAATACATTATTAAGTAAAATTCACCTTTATTATATGTTTTACTTATTTAGAATGAATATAAATTACACTTTTTTTTATTCAGAAAACGTAATAAACACAAGGATTTTAAAAATAAATTAAAAATAATTGTTAAAAAGTATACAAGTTATTAAAATAAGTATTAGTTTTGAATATAATTAATAACAAATAAAAACAAATACTATGAAAACTTTTAACGAATTATTACAAAAATTACAAGACAAGAGAGCAGAAATTTATTACGAAAAACAAAAAAGAAATTCTTTAAATAAACGAAGTGAAATTATAAGGATGTCTTTTCAAGTAGATGCTATAATTCAAGAATTAGAATTAAGATTTAAAAAAGAATATAACGAGTTATAAAAAAACAAGGGGTGCGACTTGGTAACGCACATTAATTTAAAAACTATGAAAACAGAATTTAACAAAATAATTGACTTCTTGGAAACACAACAACAGGAAGACAAACTAAACACGAACCAGCTGCATTTAATCATCCAGACATTAGCAACATTTTTAGACGATGAGCAATTACAGGAAGTAGAAAATTTATTTAACCAATTTAAAAAATAAGACTATGAAAAATTTAATTGATTACTTTACACCAACAACCGAAGAACACAAATCGTTTTTAAGGCACTTTTTAAGCACTCTAACGGCTTTTATTGTGTTTGGTGGTATGTTCTATTGTTTAATGTATTTAAAAGCGCTGTAAGATGAAAAATAGAAATTTAGAATTTTGGAATAAAGGTTGGGAATTAACATACGAGTTTACAGGTTGGACTTATTCAATTGCAGGAACTTGGGAATTTAACGACTACGACGAAGTTTCGGAGTATGCGTTTATTGAATTAGACGTTGAAGTTTCGGAAAAGTGGGAAACAGAAACAGACGATAATTTACAACCGCACGTTCTTGGGGTTCGTATTTTAGAAGATTTGCGCCTTGAGATGCAGGAAGCAATAAACAGCGACCTTCAGCATTATAACTTCTGGGAATGGAAAGCGAGCAATGATGAAAGTAACTATAATTTTTACCACGAACTATGAAAAGCGGAACAATATACGAGCAATTAGATTGGTGGCAACGACAATGGCGGGGTTCATTTGATTTACACCTTTATTTAGAAATATGTAGAATTAAAAAAAACGAAAACCAAAAATTTAAACCTATGAAACGATTTAAAGCAACATTTAAAACTTGGGCGTATGTTGGCGCACCTGTTAAGTTAGAAACACGAATAGTTGAAGCATACGACTTCCAGCACGTTAAAAATTTAATACAAAAAAACGATGATATTATAATTGAAATTAAACAAATAGAAAAATGAATCAAAACAAAATGTACAGGTGTATAAAACTTATGGAGTATCTTCAAAAGAAATCAAGAAATATGAATACAATAGCAAAATATTTAAATGTAAGTATGAGAACAGTTTACCGGTATCTTAAACTTTATGAAGCACTTGGATATAAAGTAAAAAAAGATATGTTTAATAAAGTAAAAATAGAAAAATGAAACAAACAGCAGTAGAATGGTATAACTTGAAAGTAATTGAGTTAATGACACAAAGAGAACAAGAAAATATTGATGTACTTGAATTTAGAAATCAACTTGATTTATTATTAACACAAGCCAAAG